TTGAAGAATATAAAAATGAACGAGGAATCTAAAGGTTTGTGGGCCAATATCAGAGCTAAAAGAGCAAGAGGTGAAAAACCAGCTCCCAAAGGATCTGATGCTTACAACAAAGCATTAGCTGCAGCAAAAAAAATAAACGCAAACGAAATTACAATTTGTGAAAAGTGTGCATTAGCTTTAATGGAAGATATTAAAGCAGGTCTTTACGAACTAAACGAAGCTGAATATCAGGGTCGTGATGTTAAGTTGGGAAAACCAATGGCTGGCGATGTGAAAAAGTTTAAAGTGTATGTAAAGAATCCAGAAGGTAATGTCGTAAAAGTTAACTTTGGACAGAAGGGAATGAAAATTAAAAAGAATAATCCTGAAAGACGTAGATCCTTTAGAGCAAGACATAATTGTGAGAATCCTGGACCAAGACATAAACCTAGGTATTGGAGTTGTAGAGCTTGGTAACATATGAAACACTTTATTATTTATAAAATAACTAATCTAATTAATAACCGATATTATATTGGTAGACACGCTACAAGTAATATAAATGATGGTTATATGGGTAGTGGAAAGGCTATAAAAAACGCTATTGCCAAATACGGTATTGAAAACTTTAAAAAAGAAATAATAGCTACAACAAACACTGCAGAAAGTTTGTGGGAGTTGGAAAGGGAGATTGTAAACGAATCGGTTGTACAAGATCCAAAATCATATAATATGACGTATGGTGGTCGAGCATATCTGGACGGATTAAAGAGACATAACCTAGAAGCTTTTTTAAAACATCAAAGTGCAGCCGGCAAGAAGGGAGGAAAGGCATCTATTTCCAAAAGAGATAAATCCTGGCATGCGAAGGGTGGAAGCATATCGAGTAGGAAAAGATCAGCTTTGTACATATATGAACTTATAACAGCAGATGGAGAGGTATTAATACTAAATGGAGTGGAACTTAAACGTGTGTGTGAAGAAAGGGGTTGGAATCGTGAAACACTAGTATGGATAAGGCATAAAAACAGACCAGTTACTTCAGGACCACTAAAAGGCTTCAGACTTACACAAATTAGTAAACCCAAAAATAACAAATGCCATACAAAGTAAAAAAAGTAGGAGACCAGTATGTAGTGTACAAAAAGGATACTGGTAAACGAGTAGGAGCAACAGCGGGAAACAAAGAGGCTCTACGAAAATATCTAGCAGCATTGCATATTAATGCTAAAGAGAATACAATAAAACTTACCGACATATTAAAAGAGGACTTTGGAGGACCTGGTAAAGCAGAATATCCATCAACACACAAAGCTGGTATGAAAGTTCCTAAAGGTGGGTCCATGTGTGCAAATTGTAGTTTATGGGAAGCCAAAGGTAATAAGTGTGTCAGCGATTATTGGATAAACTGGAATGGAGGAGACAATCAAATTCCAAACCCAGCAAACGAATATTGTTGCAATTGGTGGGAACCAAATAAACAATAAAATTGTTCAAAGCAAGTAACATACCAAACGTAAATCAACTTGCCGTAAACAAGCCCCTACCAGAGGATGTAGCTGAACGTGTATTACTTAATTTGAGTTGTCATGTTGATCATGAAGGTTTTGATTTAAACGAAATAGAACAGCACTATTACAAACATAACAATATCACACTATACCATGATAAAACTTGGTATAAAGATGGTGGTAAAGAAAAGGGTACAAATGGAGTTTTATATAATTGGATTGAACAATTTGAACCAATAAAAAATATAATCATAGACCATAGTCACTTTGTGTTTAGATACCCTTTAGTGGGAGAAGCAGCTAAGCAAGTAAAAGAATACTCACAACACAGACCAGAATTACTAAGAATACTTAGCAGCACTTTTAAGTGCGGTTTGGATTTTTGTGTAGATTACCTGTCTGTCGATAGAGTTGAACCAATCGTACATATTGAGTGGGACTACGATAACATTGAAGATTTAATTGAAAATAAAAAGTGTGTAGAATCTGCAATTGATGGTATTGAGTGGGATGTAATCGTTAAAATAATCCTAAAATATAACACACTAGCAAGAGTAAATAAGATAACAGCTTTTGAGCAAGCCGATTTCAGATCAATGCTTGTGTTTGGAAAGAAATCTTATCATTTAATACCAACATTATAATTAACAACGACTATTTATATATAACATGAAATTAATTAATTTAATACCATTAAAAGAAGCCGAGGAAGGACCAAACCCAGAACTCATGGCTACTCCTTATTTCCGCGAATTTCAAACAGCTCACGGATATAAACCATTATTTAAGTTTATTGGCACAAAAGGTGAAGAAAACATCTTTGTAGCTGATTTAACTGATTTTGGTGCGTTGGACATGATCATTAGTGACGCAAAATTGTTTGCAAAAATAACAGACAAATACGCTGTATTTGGTATAGTTTACACTTTGACAGGTCTAGAAAGATTTGATGCAACTGTTTGTAAAATGAAACAAAAGGATGGTCAAATTGAGCGTGTTATGTTTGATAATAAAGATAAGAAAAACTTTGATGCAAAAACAACCAACTTCTTAAAATTAATCGACGATGAAAAATAACAAAAAGACATTAAAAGAAAACACATTCAGATCCTTAATCAGAAAAGAGATCAAAAAGATTCTAGAAGCAGAAGAAGGTGAAAAAGCACCTGAAGCAGCACCAGAGCCTGAGGAAGTAGAAGGAATGAATGATGCATTACAAGGAGCTGTTGGTGGATTTGTTAGAAAATTAAAAGACATTGGTGGCGTAGAGTCTGATGATGTTGTAGAGATCGTTTCTAATGTAATCGAAGCTTTTGCAGATAGTAGTGAACAAAAGTTGAATATATTAAGAGGTGTTAAATCTAGTATAGTAAGATAAAATGAGTCTAGGAGAATCAATACTAAAACGCTTAAAAGAAGATACAGCTTATCAAGAGTTCTTCAAAAAAGCAATGGAAAAGTTTAAAATCAGCACACCTGCCGATTTAAAAGATCCAGTACGCAAAAAAGAATTTTTTGATTACATAGATAAAAACTACAAAGGAAAAGAAGAAACAAACGAAAGCAAAAAAGTAGCACAACTTAGAAAAACAATTCGAGAAGAGGTGCGCAAAATGCTAAAAGAAAATGTTAAGTCAAACATATCAACTGCATGGAAGACAGCAGATGACATGGAAGGTGACTTAGTTAATTGGATTGATGATCTGTTTGCACAAGTGGGTGAAGAAGGTGTTGAACCTTTTAAAGAAGTTATTGAGCGTTTTTATGAATATGTAAGTGATGGCAAGTACGCAGACTTCATATAGTAAAATTCTCAATGTTACACTAAGTTGCATCGTTATTGGTCTATTGGTGTATATTGTATATTTCAAGGATTCAAGTGAATATACAGACAAGTATGCTAAACAAAAGAGTGAGATTGATAGCTTAACAATAGAGTTCAATAAACTACAAGCTCAACAAGCAATACAAGACTCTATAATAAAAGCAAACAAAGACAGTGTACTATTATTACACAAACAAGTAGACAGCAAAGCAGAAGAAATAAAAGATTTACAAAACTATTATGGCAAGAAAATTAGGGATATTGGTAAGTATACTCCTACTCAGCTTGACAGCTTTTTCTCAAGCAGATATCAGGGACATTAACTGTATTAGATTACCGTATCCAATTGCTCAAAGAGTAGCTATGGATCTGGTAAAGGGCGACTCAGCCATTGCTGAGCTTGGATTAACAAAGGAGTTGTTATATACAACTAAAACTATTGTTTCAAGACAAGAAGTAATTATAGCTGCACATGAACAAAAGCAAATTATGTTTATGGAGCAAATTAGATTGTATGGTGAAAAGGAAACTAAGTACAAGGAGATTGTTTTAGGATTAGAAACAGACAAAAAGAAATTACAAAACACAGTAAAGTTCTTAGGCATTACTGTTGGTGTTACGAGCCTGACAACTTTAGTGTTGATCTTAGGAATATAATTAGGTTATGAGTGAAAAAAGTCTAAAAGAATTAGTACGGGAAGAGTATATTAAATGCGCAAAGTCAGCAACGTACTTCATGAAGAAGTATTGCATGATTCAACATCCTACCAAAGGAAAAATACCTTTCCATTTATATCCATATCAAGAAGATACACTACAAGACTTTCAAGAGAATGATCGTATTGTTATTTTAAAATCAAGACAGTTAGGTATATCCACTTTGATAGCTGGATATGCTTTATGGATGATATTATTTCAAAATGACAAAAACTGCTTAGTTGTTGCTATCGATCAAAACACGTCTAAGAATCTTGTAACAAAGGTTAGAGTGATGTTTGACAACTTGCCAAGTTGGTTAAAGTTGAAACAGATAGAGAGTAACAAACTATCTATGAGACTTTCAAACGGATCTCAGATTAAAGCAGTTGCAAGTACAGGAACATCAGGACGTTCAGAAGCATTATCGTTAGTAATCATTGATGAGGCTGCATTCGTTGAAGGAGCTGAAGAATTGTGGGCTTCTCTACAACAAACGTTAAGTACTGGTGGTCAAGGTATTATCTTGTCAACTCCTAATGGTACTGGTAACTTTTTTCATAAAACATGGACTAAAGCAGAGGCAGGAGAAAACAAGTTTAAAACAAAAAGATTACCTTGGCAAGTACATCCTGAGAGAAATCAAGTTTGGAGAGACAGACAAGATCAAGAATTAGGACCAAGATTAGCAGCACAGGA